CTTGGGACAAAAAACCAGATATTTATGTAAGTGCTTATCCAAATAGACTTGTAATATATAATGGTAACAGGCTACATGCTCCAGCTTTTGATTACTCTTTTAAAGAAAGACACAGTTTAGCATTCTTTTTCAATACACAAAATGAAAAATAAAAAAATTATTATAGTTGGAGGTGGTAGTGCTGGATGGATGACAGCGGCTACGTTACAATCACAATTTTTAAATTGTAATATTTCTTTGATAGAGTCAAAAAATATATCAACAGTTGGTGTGGGTGAAAGCACACTTGGACAAATAACAGACTGGATGCGATTATTAAAAATTAAAGATGAGGACTTTATTAAACACGTGGATGGTAGTTATAAATTAAGCATTAAGTTTACAAATTTTTATAAAAAAGGAGAAGCATTTCATTATCCTTTTGGACAACCATCAATACTAGGTAACAAAGCAGAAAATAATGATTGGTGGTTTAAAAAAATATTATATCCTAACACACCTTACTCTGATTATGCAGATTGTACTTATCCTTTACAAATGGCATATGTTAATCAAAATAAATTTGATATAAATCAAGTAACCAGAGCATACCATTTTGATGCAACTAAATTTGGTTTATGGTTAAAAAACAATTATTGTAAAAAAGTAAAACATATAGTTGATGATATTGTATCTATTGAACAAGATGAAAATGGAATAAAATCATTAAATAAAAAATACAAAGCAGATTTATATATAGACTGCACTGGTTTTAAATCTTTATTACTTAGTAAAACTTTGAAAGAACCATTTGAATCATATAGTGATTTGTTACCAAACGATTCTGCCTGGGCTACTAAAATACAATATAAAGATAAACAAAAAGAATTAGTGCCATACACAAATTGCACTGCCATAGAAAATGGTTGGGTTTGGAATATACCATTGTGGTCACGAATAGGAACGGGATATGTTTACTCTAGCAAATTTGTAGATGACAACACAGCATTAAAACAATTTAAAAAATATCTTGGTCGAGATAATTTAAATTTTAAAAATATAAAAATGCGTGTCGGTATACATAATAGATTGTGGGTAAAAAATGTTGTTGCAATAGGGTTGTCTGCTGGGTTTATTGAGCCTTTAGAAAGTAACGGTTTATTCACAGTTCATGAGTTTTTAATAAAATTAATTAGAAATTTACAAAGAAATAAAGTTTCACAGTGGGACAGAGATAATTTTAATTATCAATGTAAACACATGTTTAGAGAGTTTGCCGAGTTTGTAGCCATGCATTATGCATTATCACATAGAACAGACACAAAGTATTGGAGACACTGCTTTAATAAATCTTGGGAGGATAAATTAATAAATTTAAAACCCTCTGGTGTTAGTGGTTTTTTAAACGCTGTATGGCAAAGAACACATAATTTTAAATTTAATAATCAAAGAGGATTACACTGCATAGCTTCTGGGATGCACTGGGGGCCTACGGATAAACAATCATTAATAAAAGATGGAGGCATTAATGAAAAAGACTTTAAAAAAGAATTTGAACCGTGTATAAAAAGACTGAATCAAAGAAAAAAAATTTGCGAAAAGCTTGTTAAAGTAAAACCAAGCTTATTTTCAATATTGAAAAAAGCACATAAATAGTACATAATGGAGTATTATGCTACAAAAAATAGGTTTTCAGCCAGGTATTAATAAACAAATCTCAGAGACTACAGCAGAAGGTCAGTGGGTTGATTGCGATAATGTTAGATTTAGATATGGTACTCCTGAAAAAATAGGGGGATGGAACCAGCTAGGTACTATAAATGAAAATGAACTTACAGGAGCAGGGCGTGGTCTTCATCATTTTGTTAATAGTTTGGGTAGAAGATACGCTATCATTGGCACAAATAGAATTTTATATGCTTTTTCTGGTGGTGTATTTTATGACATACATCCAATAAAGTCTACAACAACGCTTACAAGTGCATTTACCACGACCAACGGATCAGCAACTATTACAATAACTTTTCCAACTGGTCACGGTATTAATCCTCAAGATATTATTTTACTAGATAATTTTACATCCATAACTAATTCTAATTTTAGTTCTTCTGATTTTGATGATAAAAAATTTATGGTGACTTCTGTTCCTACAACAGAAACAATAACAATTACAATGCCATCAAATGAAACAGGATCCGGCGCAACAACATCAGGTGGGATTAGAGTTCAACATTATTTTCCTGTTGGGTCTGCTGTTCAAGAAAAAGGATTTGGTTGGGGTCTTGGATCTTGGGGAGGAGAGGCTTCTAACCCGGTTACAACAACCTTAAATGGAGCATTGTTGGATGACACAGCAGGAACAGGTGGATCTGGAACATCAATAGTTTTAGCAGATGCTACTCAGTTTCCAAGTTCAGGAACTAATTTTATTCAAGTAGGTGATGAGGAGATATCTTACACTGGAATCACAAGTGGAACTACACTTACAGGTATAACAAGAGCTGTTAGAAACTCAACTAGATCAGCACACAGTGATGGGG